TGGGGTTGGAGGAAGCCTCAAGACCATAGGGCATGGATTAGATGCGGCTCCTGAAATGATTATTGTAAAAAGTACTTCTAACAGCGATCAGTGGTGGGTGTGGCATAAAGATTTAACTAGTATAGACTACTATCTAATATTAAGCAGCATAAACCCGGAGACTTATTATGCAAATAATGAAGGTTTATTTGGTAGAACGTTACCAACTAGCACTGTGTTTAGTGTTGGATACGCCAGCGAAACCAACGGATCCGGAAGGCAATACATATCTTATTGCTTCACGTCTAAACCTGGGTTTAGTAAAGTAGGCAATTATACTGGTAATGGAGGTAATAATCCGGTAGATATTGGATTTGAACCTGCGTTTGTTATGATAAAAAATACTACATCAAATGCTTCTTGGGCTATGTTTGACAACAAAAGAACAACAGCTAACCCCTCAACTTCTGCTTTATTCGCTAATGAATCTGTTATGGAAGATGATCTTCAACTTTATTTCGAGTTCACATCTACAGGCTTTAAAAATTTACAATCAAGCACAACATTAAATGCCAATGGAAGTAAATACATATACTTAGCATTTGCAAAATAATAACGTAACATGGCAATAACAAAAATTACAACACCCGAGTTATTTAACTTACAGTCTAATAACACTGAAGGTACACGACTACCTGTCATGACAACAACACAAAGAAACGCTATGACTAGTATGTCTAATGGCGAATTAATATTTAACTCTACAACGGACTCTGTAGAATACTATGACACAGGCGTCCCTACTTGGTATAAGATAACCTCTGAAGCTGCGGTTGATATAGAATTAAGATCATTCTTAAACGCTAGCAATGCAGCTTCGTACGATGGATCACAAGGGACTGTATGGACGGATTTAACCACTAATTCAAACAATGGAACTTTAACAAATATGAACGCTTCTAATTGGAATTCAAGTGGTTACTTTGATTTCAACGGAAGTAATGAGTATGTAGTGATGGCATATCAATCAAGTTTGACTAATGTTAATTTTTCTAATAATTTTTCTTATTCTTTGTGGTTCAACGCAGATTCTTTTACTAATAACGCTCTACCAACTTTGTTTAGTGCTTTTGGAACACACTATACTTATACGGCATTAACAGCCGCAGGGAAGTTAAGAACAACTGTTTACTCAACTTCAGCCGTACAAGTAGACGAAATTAGCACAACTACACTGTCAACAGGCGTTTGGTATAATGCAACTATTACAAAATCTGATAGTAGTGGAGCAAATCCAGGACTTACTGTATATCTATATGGACCTAGCGGTTTGCTAGAAACTATGACAAAATCCTACGCAACTCAACCAAACTACGTAACAAATGCGTATACCGCTTGGGGTGCTTATAATAGTTCAACTTCTTGGAATTACTATTTTAATGGGCAAATGGCTCAAACAAGAATTTACAGTAAAGTTTTAACATCCGCAGAAGCAACAGCTATTTTTAATAAAGGTAAAGGCTTTTGATATAAAAACTGGAAATTTAACAAAAAACAAGTGATAATATAAAACATAGTTAATGGTTTACTAGCTATGATTAAACCAAAAGTGTAAACCAACCAATAAAACCAAAACCAATGACGTTTTTTTACCAGACTCAATCGTGGAATAGTCAACCGCAAGTAACCGAAGAAACCGTAGAACTATGGAAACATTTATCTGAAAAATCAAACTGGAGGATAGTGCAACTAGCAAACGGGTTTTATCAAACCGAACACCAAGATGTTAAAGAAAAAGACACTTGGCACGACGTTACCAGAAGAGAAACAATTGAAGGCGCTGAAAAAGCAATAGACTCTTCAGTTGAGCATTTTAAAAGAAAAACTGCTTTCTTAGACGGACCAAAAGTCGTTAAAACCTTTAAGTAAAAAGTAAATCTAATCTAATTTAATTAAATATGTCAGACTTAATAGTCAAGAACCTTAATTTTGGGCAAGAAGCTCAGGATAAAGTATTTGAAGGAATAAACAAACTCACAAAAGCCGTTAGCTCTACATTAGGCGCTAGCGGTAAATGTGTACTGCTAGAGGATGGTTCAGGTAATCCGCTAATCACTAAAGACGGTGTAACAGTTGCTGATAGCATAGTGCTATTAGATCCAGTAGAAAATATGGGTGCTACGCTTTTAAAAGAAGCAGCACGTAAAACGGTAAGAGAAGCTGGTGATGGTACAACTACCGCAACAGTTTTAGCTTATGCCGTACTAAAGGAAGCTCAGAGAGTTCAAGCTGATATAAGTTCTAGAGACTTAAAAAACGGTATCGAAAAAGCTACTGAAAAAGTAATAGCATACCTAGAAAAGAATAGTACTAGTGTTCAAGGTGACATGATTGATCAGATCGCCACTATATCTACTAATAATGATCCTTATTTAGGTAAAGTTATTGGTGATGCATTTAGAGCAGTAGGAGACACTGGTGTAGTCATGATGGAGCAGTCAGCTGAGGCTGATACAGTTGTTGAGATAGTTGATGGAGTTCAATACGATAAAGGTATGACTAATCAGCATTTCATTACTGATCACGTTAAGAAAACGGCAGAATTAAAAGATGCTGCAGTACTTCTTATTGAATCACCTGTAGAAAACGTAAGACAAATACAGTCTGTTTTAGAACATGTTATTAAAAATGACAAACCTTTATTAATTATTGCAGACGTGGAACCAGCAGTTGCTTCTACGCTCGCCATGAACAAGACTAAAGGTAATATAAAAGTAAACATTATTAACGCACCTACTTTTGGTATCAATAAAAGAGAAATACTAGATGATCTAGCTTTATTAACAGGAGCAACTGTTATTAATGAAGATCTTGGTGATGATATGGATTTAATTCAACCCGAGCTTCTAGGTAATTGTATTAGATCAGTTACAACTGAAAAAGATACTATTATACAGGTTCAGGATTCATCAGAAGAAGTATTAAAGATCATAGAGCAGATTAAAAAAGATTTATCAACTACACAAAACCCAGGAGCGGTAATACGCTTAGAAAGAAGATTAGCTAGATTATCAGCTAAGATTGCAGTGGTAAAGGTTGGTGCTAATTCTGATATAGAGTTAAAAGAAAAAACAGATAGAGTAGAAGATGCTATATGCGCTACTAAAGCTGCGATTAAAGAGGGTATTGTTCCAGGAGGCGGAATTGCACTATTAAATGCTTCACAAAACATAGTTGCTAAATCAACTGGGGAAGAAGTATTACTAGAAGCTGTTAGAGCGCCTTTTAAGACAATATTAGATAACGCTGGTATATTAGAATATGAATTACCAAAGAGTAAAGGTAGAGGTCTTAATGTGGTTACAGGTAATATGGTAAATATGATTAAGCAAGGAATTATAGATCCTCTATTAGTTACCAAAAGTGCACTTCGTAACGCAGCTTCCGTAGCTACTACAATATTATCAACTGATTGTGTAATCAATAATTTAAGAATTGATGAAAGCAATAGGTAACAACGTAGTGATTGTGCCTGTTAAAATAACAGGTGACAAAACTAAAGGTGGTTTGCTTTTAGTTAAAAAAGATAGAGAAGACATAAGATACGTTAAAGCTGTTATATATTCAGTAAGCGACGAGATTAGTGCTTTGAATAAAGGTGACGAGATCTATTACGATAGACATGCTGGTCATTCTATAGAATTTGATAAAGAACAATATACTGTTATTAAGATACAGGACATTGTTGTTGTTTTGTGAGAAAGTTAAATGCAGGTGACATTAGGGACTTAAACCTATTAAAGCATTATAGAGTAGTAAGAAAATGGGCGTGTAGAAATAACAATTTAAACGATGCTGATTTAGAACTACTTATATATTTTGACTGCATGGGATTTTTCACTAAACAAGATTTTAAAATCGGTACCTATGCTTACAGTTGGGACAATAGACGCTGGAACAAGTTAGTTAAAGATGGATGGGTTGTAGTTTTTAGAAATAGAAACAGAACTACTCAGAAATACAACATATACAAAGTTTCTTTAAAGTGTAAACAACTAATAGCAAGAATGTATCGTATTATGCTTGGAGATGAAGACATCCCAACTAGTTCAAGAAATAACATAATGTTAGGTAAAACTTACACAGATAAAGTTCTTATAACTGCAATTAAAAACGTAAACAACGACAAAAATAGATAATATGCAATCAAAGTCACCATTTAAAAAAGTAGATATATTTGACGGAAGAGCATCTTCTTATAGAAATCCATCTACAGTTATACAGCCAATAGTGGGTGCTATAGTAGGCAAGCAGATAGCTAAAACCGCTAGCGAATTAGGCACTAAAGCTATTACCACATCTATGAATAAAGATCAGAGAGCAGCTGAAGCTGCTGCTGGTGATTTAAAGCATCAACGAGCTATGGAGATTAAATGGGGTAAAGGTAATACTGGTCCAGCTAAAAAACCTGCAACGCATGCAGAAAATATGGCAAAATATAACTTAAAAAGCTATAAAGATACTAAAGTTGATGAATTCATGGATACTGATTATTCAACCCAGAAAAAAGAAGGAGGTGGTACAAATAATAGTAATAGTGGGAATAATCCGAAATTAGGTGATAATTTTTACCATTTATTTAAAGCTCAACAAGCAGAAGCCAGCGGGATTCAAGACAGAAAAAAAGGTTCAGTTAAACCTAATTTTCAATTTGAGGATTCACAAGGAAACTCACCTTTTTATCACAATGAAAGTGCTGTAGGTTCAATTGCTGGGGCACAACCTCAAAGTCAATCTGCTATGTCAATAGCTGGAAGCATGCTAGGAGGAAAATCAATGGCGGAAATAAAAGCTATAGGACAAAAACCAACTGATTCTGCACAAGGCGGTGGTGGTGTATTTGGAGCCGCAGCTCAAGCAGCTGGTGGATTAATGGATAAGTATGGATTAAGAGGAAAAGAAGCAACTCAAGAATCATTACCTCCACCAAATCAAGTTGCTGAATCTGGATCTTACGCAGGCACCGGAGAAAGAATGCTAGAAATGGATTCAAATCCTGTTGGCAATCAATCAATAGGAAGAGACACTGACGTAGCCTCACAATTATTTGGAAGCGGTCAAAGAGCATCTATGCTAGCTATGAAGGGAACACCCTTACATATTGAAGATCAAGAAATGGACGAATTAGATAATTAAAATAAAAATATGAAATCACCATTTTACAAAAAAGGTTTTCCTGAAATAAAAAAGAAAAACCAAGGTAAATTTACTAAGTGGGCTAAATCAAATGGCTTTGATGATGCCTGCAGTGCTGCTTCTGCAGTTATGAGTGCTGGTGAAGATAAATATAGTCCTAGCGTTAGAAAAATGGCTAATTATGCTAACAACTTTGGTTGTAAAAAATAAAACTATGGATGCTAAAAAACTAAAACAAATATCAGCTGAATTAAAAAAAGCTTCTGCACTACATAAAGGACAAGCAGTTAAGATTGATAAAATGTTAAAATCAATAAAAACAAAAAAATAAAATTATGCACAACGACAAAGCACATCAAAAAGCAGACAAAGGTTCTAGTGGAGTAGTAGGTGAATCAGCAATATGGGACGGACCGTTAGACCAAACAGGTCGTTTACATGGATCTGGATCTAGCTCTGGTATTACAGGTATGCAGGTTTTAAAAGCCCCTACAATGTACAAAGCTGGACCAATAACTCAGATCGCTAAAGGTGATGCTGGATTAGGAATGAACTAAAAAAATGAATCATTTGGATTTTAAAGTATTAGGAACTAATGCTATAGCGTTGGGATTGAGTATGACACACATAGAAGTAGGTCTAAAGGTTATTTTATTACTTATAAGTATAGGGTATACAATAGCTAAATGGGTAAAACTTAAAGAAAAGAAGTAATAATCATAATATGGCTTATATACAATATAACTCGCCTTTAGCTAAAGTAAGAAAAACTACTAAAGGGAAAGGTAGAAACTTCAGAACAACTGAAGAGGGCGCTGGCATGACTAGCAAAGGAGTTAAAAAATATAAAGCACAAAATCCAGGTAGTAAGTTAAAAACTGCTGTTACTGGAGATGTAAAACCAGGGAGCAAAGACGCTAAACGTCGTAAATCTTTCTGTGCTAGATCAAAAGGTTGGACCGGAGAAAGAGGTAAAGCCGCTAGAAGAAGATGGAAATGCTAAACAAACATAAATACTAAAACAATGGAAAAAGGACACTTCGGTCAATATACCGGAAATGCAAGACACTCAAGAAAAGAAGAAATGATTCACGATCGTGAACTAATCTATGATGCTAAAAAACAATTGCATGATGCTGATAAAGATTATAAAAAAGATTCACCTTTTGAAAAAGCTTTAGTAGGTGATCAAGATCAATTACCTCAACATCTACAAAAAGCTATATCTGATTCTCCTGCAGAACTCCATGGAGGAATCCACACGACGCCCCCAGGTCGCTCTACAAGCCGTGTTAATTTAGAACCAGAAACCCTAACTTCAGTACCTAAAATAAGTACAGGAATGGGTAGTGGTAACAAAGTGAATGCTAATGCGGAAACCAAGAAACCACAAGCTTTTGGAATGATTACGATTGGAGATAAACCAGCTTCTCTTAAGGGATCTTATGGCGTTTCTGAAGCTTCTACTGGTGGACTTGGACTTACTGGCGGTAGCGGTAGATCAAATCCAATGACAAGTGCTAGAACAGCATCAGCGTCAACTGAATCTAATTCAACTTCATCTTATACTACTTTAGGACAAAATAGAAGAGAAAAAAGACTAGGTAAAGCAGAAAGAAAAGCTGATCTTAAAAAATCTCAAGGTAAATTGGTTGCTACTAATAGACTTGAGAAAAAAGCAAGTAGAATAAAAAACAGAGCATACGTAAAAGGAGACAAAGGAGCTACAAATCAATATAAATAAACCAACTAAAAAATAAAATTATGTATAAAGACAAAACTCCAGTAAAAAACCTAAACAAAGGTTACGGACAAGAATCTTCATCTCAAGAAAAGAAAAACTTAATGAGTGACAATCCTATAGCTTCACACGCTAGCGGAGGTTCATTTATGTCTAAGCATTCTAATTCATCTCCATTATCTATGTATGGGAAAAAAGAATCACCCGCTGCTATGTATGGTGGTAAAAAAGGTGATGACAGTAAGTCTAAAAAAGATTACGAATAAAAACAGATTAGGACTGTCTAAAACCTAGCCAACAAACAACAAACAACAAACAACAAACAACAAACAACAAACACAATGGCAAAATTCATCAAATTTAACATTACGCTTACAGGCGCTACTCAACCAGCTGCCCCGATTTCACCGCTCTTGATAAACGTAGAAGACATCACAACAGTTGCTGGAGCAGGAGCAGCAGGAGCTCAATCTAGTGTAATTATTGGACTTACTGGTAGAAACACTATCGCTGGTTACACATCTTTAACTCTTCAACCTTCAACTAGTCAATCTGCTTTAGTAGCTCCAGCATTTGTAGACGGACAAAGAAATCCTTTAGAAGACGCAGTATATTCAGCTATGACAGCAAATCCAGGTGGCGTAGTAACTACTTGTTCTTTAGGTAATGACCAAGCAGCTGCTACAGTAGCACTTCCAAATGGAGCTCAAATGTTCTGGGGAACAGCTACTTTTGCATAATGAGCAAATCAAAAGGTTTCGGTGATAGCGTAGAGAAATTTACAGAAGCAACTGGAATCAAAACCTTCGTTGACAAAGTATCACAGGGATTAAATATTCCCTGTGGTTGTCAACAAAGAAAAGAAACTTTAAATAAAGTTTTTCCTTATAAACAATAATTTATGAGCTTTATAATGAAAGGTGCGCCTTACAGTACTGATAACACTCCTATTTACAATGTAGATATGGAAGATGGTGTATTAGGTAAAGCTAACAATAATGGAAGCATTACTTTAAATAACAAAATAAAAGATCCTGAACAGATAGACGAAGTTATAGATCACGAAATGGTTCATATCGACCAAATGAAACGAGGCGATTTAGACTATGATGATGACAACGTTATATGGAAAGGTAAAAAATACTCAAGAGCTTCAATGAAAGAAGGTGCTAAAAATCTTCCTTGGGAAAAAGAAGCGTATAATAAAACTAAAAAATAATGTGGAAAGTACTACTCGGTCTTTTAAAAGGAGGTGAAGGTAGGAAGTCTGTAGCTGGAGGTTTAGCTTGGGAAATAAGAGAAGCAATTAAAGGGAAAGAATTAGATCCCGAAAAATTAATAGAACTTCAAACCAAAATAAATCTAGCTGAAGCTTCACATAGAACCTTATTCGTTGCCGGATGGCGACCGTTTATAGGTTGGATATGTGGGTTTGCATTAGCTTACAACTTCGTTATTAGAGATCTCTTTATATGGATAACTAATACAACTGACGCTCCACCACCATTACAAATGGAACATTTAATGACCGTACTTCTAGGTATGCTAGGATTAGGAGGTCTTAGAACATACGAAAAAATAAAAGACAAAGTAAAATAAAAAATTATGTATCAAAAAAATCAAAGTGATTTCACTACAAGTGCTATTGATCTTCTTTTAGTTTCTACGCTAAAAGCTGAAACCGTAGTGTTAGCAAACGCTGCTTTAGTTAGCACTGTAGCTAATTTACCCGCAAGTTCAACAGCTGTTGTTTATGCCGACGGTGGAACATTTACCGGTTCAGCAACTAAAAGCACGCTAGGAACAACTGCAGGTGCTTTATATCAAGTAACCTCAGCTGCTGATGGCACAGTAGCCAGTATAACAGTAATTACTAAAGGACCTAATTCTGCATCAGGTAAAACTATTACATTTAGTTCAACCGCTTTAATACAGGGTTTTGGAGTTCAAAATCCAGCTATAACAGGAGCAATAACATACACTCCAGCGGCGGCTAATTTAGAATTACCAAGCACGGATTTTACTCAACATCCGGTATCTCTATACGCTGGAACCGCATGTGACGTAACTCTAACATTAGCAAGTGATTCTACTGAAGTAAAATTTGTAGGTGTAGCAGCTGGAACTTTTTTAAGCGTACTATGTTCTAACGTTAATCTTGCGGCAGCTGGAAGTGCAACATCAGGATTACTAGCTCTTAGATAATAATAATAATAATAATAATCAATTAAATTAAATCAAATGAAAAAAGTAGAAAGTAAAGAAGTATCAAAAATTACAAGTGAGCAATTAGAAGTAATCACAAAGCATCAAAAAGATTTAAACAAATCTTTAACTAATATTGGCTTTTTAGAAACTCAAAAGCATAGCTTACTGCATGAGTATGCTGGAATTGTAGATGACATTGAAAAGTATAAAAAAGAATTAGAAGATATTTACGGAGCCATCAATATAAATATAGAAGACGGAACATATACTGAAATTGAAAAAGAGGAATAGTGGACAATATCATAAGAAAAATCAGCATTGGTTCTGATTATAAAAATGATGCTATGCACTACGCGGTTGGTCAGTCTGTATATGGAGGCCATACGATATCTCATATTCTTTTTGAAGAAGACGAGCAATCGTATAATATACATATAAAAAAGAGTGATGAGATTTTGCCTTGGAAGAAGTTTAATAAAAACATGGCAGTATCAATTGAATACGATTTAGAATATTAATGAATAGTATTCACCAATTCATAGTAAAACCTATAGGTGAAAGATATAATAACGAGTTAACTATTGGTGATAAAAAACTAATAGTTAATTCTAGTATCTCTGACCATAAGTTTGTAAATAGAGAAGCAGAAATAATAGCTACGCCTTTAGCTTATAAAACTAAGTTAAGTAAAGGTGATAGAGTTATTGTTCATCACAATCTATTTAGAAGATACTACAACGTGAAAGGTAAGTCAGTTAATAGCACTAAATTCTTTAAAGATGATATGTGCTTTGCTTCTATCGATCAGGTTTATATGAAAAAGAGCAAAAGCTCTTGGGAAACCCTAGACAACTACTGCTTTATTAAGCCTGTGGTTGATAAGGACACTTCTAACTTAAGTAAGCTTAAAAAGTGCATTGGTATAGTTAAATATAGTAATAGCACCTTAGAAGCTCTTAAAATCAGCAATGGAGATTTAGTCGGATTTAAAAAGAACAGAGAGTTTGAGTTTTTAATTGACGGTGAGGTACTTTATTGTATGCAATCAAATGATATTCTAATTAAGTATGAAAATAAAGGAAACGAAACTGAATATAATCCAAGCTGGGCAAATAGCAGTTGAAGAACTTATAAAGGTAGCAAAAGAAAAGATCGTAGACTCAGAAGATGATATCTCGGCTGATAGACTTAAAAATGCTGCCGCTACTAAAAAGTTAGCTATATTTGATGCTTTTGAAATATTAGCTAGGATAGAAGCTGAAGAAAATATTTTAAATGACAAACCATTAGAAGCAAAAGTAGAAGCTTTTAAAGGATTTGCAGAAGGTAGATCAAAATGATTTATATTCAAAATCTATATAGTGTAGTTGATAACCACATAAAACCTCATATTGTAAAAAGAAAAAACCGTTACAACCAATGGGATTACGGATATAACAAAGAGCATGATGTTGTTGTTATAAGCAAGACAGGTAAGATAGGTGAAATATACGAGATTCAAAATCTAAAAATAGCATTACCTTTAGCTGAAAAAGTATATAAAAGATCTAAAAAAACTAACGAGCAATTCTGGGAAGTTAAAAAGCTACCTGAAGAATTAAAAAAAATACAAACAGTCTTTGACTGGAATCAATACCCGCAAGGGTTTAAAGATAAATGGTATGACTATATTAACCAAGAATTTATCAAACGTGAAGAAGGTTATTGGTACTACAACAAAGGTATTCCTACTTATATTACTGGTACTCAGTACATGTACTTGCAGTGGACTAAAATTGATGTGGGGTCAGCAGACTTTAGGGAGTCAAACAGATTATTCTATATATTCTGGGAAGCTTGCAAGGCAGACAATCGTAGTTACGGAATGTGCTATCTTAAGAACAGGCGTTCTGGATTCTCATTCATGGCATCCGCAGACACTGTTAACCTCGCTACAATATCAAGAGATGCTAGGTTTGGGATACTCTCTAAATCGGGAGCTGATGCTAAGAAGATGTTTACGGACAAGGTTGTACCCATATCACTTAACTACCCGTTCTTTTTCAAGCCCGTACAAGACGGTATGGAAAGACCAAAGACGGAGTTATCCTACAAAGTACCGTCTAAGCGGCTCACGAGAAACTCGATTA